ATTGACACGGATCAGTTCTCTGCTGAGTTGTGCACACGCTTGCTCAACACCGAACGTTTTACCGTTGCCAGACATTCCAGTAATGAAGACTGGATAGAAAGCACGGGACGCAATAACCTTTTTAAGGTTACTAAAGTTGCCAAACTGGACGAAGGTATCATCTTTAGCGGGAACGAGATTTTGGTGAACAGATTCAGTCTTGCCAACTTGAGCAACAGTTTGCTCTAGTTGTTCTTTAACTTCATCAACGGTCAGATTCCAGTGACCACGAGAAACTTTGTACTGATTGAGATACTTAGTGATGGTTTGGTAAGACACACCAGACTGATTGCAGTATGCCTTAACCATATCAGCATTTAGTTCTGTGCCAAAGGTGTCAACCAAGGCGTCGATGTGTTGCTTGCTGTTGATGGTGCGTGGCATGTGTCCTTTGCTGTCGATGAGACTATTATAGGGGATGGATGGGGTTCAGATCCGTGGCGTGTGCCACTATGCGATCTGGTCTGCGAACTGCTGGAGCACAAATTTGTTTGTTCTCTTGTTCTTGAACATCTTGCGGAACGCCTTACTAACGTCTGCTTTCTTAGCATCGTCACTAACATTTAGGTCAGTGTCTACAGTGAGTCCTGATTGTGGGATGCCAAACATAAGATCAAACGAGTCCAGTTTCATGCAGATGCTACCAGTTTTTCGGATAACATCTTGCATTTCAGTGCTACTAGTGCCATCACCAAAGTATGATGCGAAGGAACGAATGTCACCACGTCCGAGGATACGGAACCCGATGAAACTAACACCAGGAAGACCATCCTTTACGCACTCAATCAAGTCATTAGTGAATGAAAACTCACTAGTCTTCCATGTGCGTCCTGTCTCACGATTGCGGAGCATAGTATTATATCCAATGCGAGCACGTCCACGGGATACTTCACCACTGTGCTCATATTTACGCTCACGATTATATGCTGGTGTATATCCTTCACCATCAGTGAGACAAATGACATGACACTTCTGAAGATAGTGTTTCTTGATCATTTGCTTGACAACCTCTTTACTGGTGATGATTGCCTCATTCAATGGTGTGCCAGACAAGGTGAACTTAGGAGGATAGTTAAGCATACCGCTGCCAAATGATCTGCCAGCAATATACAGATACTGCATCATCTCATCGTTATACTTACTCTTAGAACTGCTGCTGAGTATATTGACGAGACGGAAACATCCATCAATAGTTATCTCATTGTTCTTCCATTCTTTCACCATCAGTTCAGTATGCATGTTATCATCATAGTTGTACTCTGAAGAGAGTGCCCATGAATCATTGGTGAAAGCATACACTTCGAAGGGGATGTTTACCTTACGGCAGAACCACACCAACTGAAATAGTTGCTTGAGTGTATCACTCATGATGTTACACATAGATCCACTCCAGTCAAGCAAGAACACCAGACCGTGATTCTTACCATCGGGGATGGTTGTCACTTTCTTGAAGAGATCTTCGTTATACTTGTAGGTGTGGAGTTTGCCTGTGTTGAGTACACCAGTGCGTGAAGTTGTGGCACGGGCATAAGCATCAGCAGACTTCTTCATCTCAAACTCTTTCACAAGGTAGTTTACTTCCTTGGAACTATCACGCTTGAATGTAGTATATTCATCAAGCATGAGAGCATATCTGTCAGGATACATCTCATTCTGCTGAGCATAGAACTCACGCAAATACTCAAGAATAGTATCAAACTTGACTACAGCACGATTAAGATTTGCCTGAGGAACTTCCACATAGTTCATCTCAGTGCCATTGCCGATTAGACTCTGCTGACTATCACCAAAGGCACGTTGAGTGTCACTAGTTTCATCCTCATAATCAGCGCCAGGATCGTCCTCAGTGGCATCTGAATCCTCTTCAGTATCATTCTCCTCCTCACCATCAATAGAACTCTCTGAAGGTTGCACAGTGTCATCCTGAGATGTACCCTGACCTGCTGATTGTTGCTGTTGTTGTTCTTGTTCTTCCTTCTTCTTCTGTGCAAGTTTCTTGGTGTATGCCTGAATATCACGGGCAATGATAAGAACCTCTTCGAAGTCCTCTGCCTTACTGATACGAGTGATGAAGTCATTCTCCTCATCAGTAAACTCAATGTCAATGAAAGCACCGACTTTGAAGTATAGATTGATCTTGTCAATCGGTTTCAGAGCATTAACATCGTCATCAGAAATAGCAAAGAAGTCTTGCTCATTCAGTTCCTGATAACCTGAGTGAAAGTCACGATTGAGACCACGAAACCGACGCTTCATCAACTTCTCAATGCGAGCATCTTCAACCACGTTGACATAATCAGGTGGCACTCTAAAGTATTCTTTCTCTACAATCCAGTTGCGAGTAGGTGTATACAATGCATGACCTACCTCGTGGGCGACAAGCATATCATAGACAGTATCACTAGCGCGATCCCATTGTGGTAGAGTGAGCACACGAGTCTGAACATTGAACTGCGCTGTCTCTACGTTACGGTGCTCAACGATCAGGTTCTCAGTTGCCAGCAGTCTTGCCAGGTTGCCTTTGATCTCAATGCTGACCATGCTTCTCGTCTGTTGATGCAACTATTGTAATGCATCCTGCTTCGCTGGTGCCGGTTTGTGGACAGTATACCGATCGTCCCACCGGACACAGACACGGACAGGTGTGCCGCTACAATATCCCTCATCTGCAATCTGTAGGCAAAAATAGTTCACATCAACAAATGCCACTTCACCAAACATATCGTGGTAACTTACTTTGTCGCCAATTTCAACCTGTGCCATGGAGATAGTGCGATAACCCCTGCCAGTATACATAGGTCTATAGGATATGTCAACATCTATGACAAAATACATTTATTGGGCACCATCTTGCTTTGGTAAGAGTCATGCTTGCTTTACCTTTGCAGCAAATAACAAGGTGTCGATGAAGTATGGAACATATGGTGAAGGGTTTCAAGTATTCTCTGGCACAGTAATCGACCAAGAGAAGTATAATAGGCACGGATTCCCTGGCAAAGTGCAGGTTGAATCACTATCAGTAAGGAAGAAAGACATATACACATCACAGTGTATCAGAAGCAAGTTTATTGCTGGTGATCCTGATCATGCATACATCCCACAGCATGAGAATAAAGCGATGACTGAGGGAGAACTAACCCGTAATCGTATGCTCAATGATCTACCTAGTGAGCATATCCCAGACTGTGCATTTCCTGAGCACAAAGTAGATGAGAACAATACATGGTTAGATAACCTGAGTATTATGGTGCGTGACTTCAATCCAGATCTTATCTGTTTAGAAGAACCATTGCCCGTGAATGTTGATATAAACTATGCTGATTACAAGCACGTTGTACCATACAAGTCCACAGACTTCAAGCAACTGGTGTTTGAATATCTGACAATCCTAGACATTGATGGTCTATCAACTGCTAAAGTATTCGCTTTTCTAGATCAACGTCTAGTCCATTTTGAACGACTACTAGATTATCTGAGACTACAAGATATTGACTGGCAGTGGTTAGACATATCCAAATGGGAGAACTACAAATACTTTGGATTGCAAAACATTCCTGATCATGATATGGCAGACCACAAATGGATGTCACCTGAGATAAGAACAGATCGTATTGATTACTATTACTTACTTGCTGAGAGATATATTATATCACGGAGCGAAAGACTAAATCTACTCTACCCTGAGGTGAAGAACTGATGACTCAAAAGTATATGTACTGGGCACCACAGATCTTCGGTAAAGATCATGCATGTGCTCTATTTGAACTCAATGGTAGAACGTCACTAAGATACTTTGGTGAAAAATCACCAGGTGATAAGTGTGTCTTTGCATGGGGTGAGATTGTAGACGATTACTTATACAATCGCACACTAGTTCTTAGCAAGGACTTTGACGAAGACAAGACAGATATACAGTCAAACGAGTTCTTTATTCAACCATGTGCCATGATCCCTGCATTTTGGGCAGGCAACTATATCTTTGAAAGTCAAGATCATGTGCTCCAAACACGAAAAGAATGGTATGAATGGCATCAAGATACTAACCCAGATGCAATCAACTGGGATGAGATAGACATACCTGATCCAACCAAGATCCCAGAATACCTAGACAAGAATATACCTGTCATGGAGAACATTCAGCGTATCTTTGATAATGCTGATCCTGATCTAGTGTGTTCAACAGTCTCAATGAGAGATGAAACTATTAACATAGATCTAAAGAAGTATAAGCATGTTATACCATACAAATCTCAAGGATATAAGTATCTACTGCTAGATCTTTTAGGTAGCACCAATCCAGAATTCTTACAGGACTTCAAAGCGGTAGAGAATCTATTCAAAGAACAACTTCACAAGTTTAGGACATATATCAAATGTCTAGAAGAAAACGAATGTGAATGGGAATGGTTAGATATATCTAATGACGAAGATTACAAGGAAAAGTTTAACATAGAGAAGACATTAGACTTCATCTCCAATGATCCTAGGTGGTTTGATCCTATTGTTCAGACAGATATGACGATGAAATGCTCTAATCTAGTGGACAAATACTTTGACAGGTACTATAATGTCCTTAACGATTTCTTTCCTAAAGTATTAAGCTAAAGCCCACCCTTTAACGGGAACAGAGTCAGTCTACATAGATTACGCCAAGTTGTCAACCCCTACATTATGTTCAAAGGTAAACAGATTATTTGCATTATTCCTGCTAGAATGTCATCCGGCAGGTTTCCTGGTAAACCACTTGCACGAATCAATGGGCGTGAGATGGTGCTACGAGTAGCAGATATTGCTCGTAAATCTAAATACCTTGATCATATCATTGTTGCTACTGAAGACGAAGTAATCAAACGAACGTGTGAAGTCAATGGATATGAATCACGAATCACAGGCAGACACTATACCTGCACTCATCGCGTGGCAGAGGTATCTGAAACTCTGGAAAGTGATTATATTGTTAATCTACAAGGGGATGAACCACTGACTGATCCTCAATGGATTGACGACATGATTGAATATGGTGTTACACATGACTGTGACATGGTGCAAGCATCACGGGAACTAGAACCCGATGAGATTGCTGATGACGATGTTGTAAAGATGGTTGTCAATAATGGTGTGGTAACACATATGGTGAGAACACCAGATATTATCACCGCCAACACTGTGACACAGTTGGGTCTCTACATGTATAGACTAAATGTTATACGAGACTTCCCAAACTTAGACATGACATTTGTCAAACATTGGGGTGGACTTGACACCATCGGATTCTGTGGTAAGTATCAAGTGTCGCCATTTGACCTGAAATGTGGTAAAATAAGGGCTGTGGATCGCTCCTGGCACATACAAGAGATCGAGCATGAACTTGCAAAACGTTGACATAAGTCTTGGTGCTAAGATGCTGGATAAAGCATCACGCATTGCGATCATTGGCAGTGGTGGTAATCTTGCCATTGCACAACATGCTGCGTCTGATATACAACGGCACACAGGAAAGTTCTGCTTTGCTCCTGATAGTGTTCACCTTACTGCTGTTGGTAATGACATTGATTGGAAGTATGAGTGGATGGCATATGCTGCACAACACTGTGACATGGTGTTAGGTATCAGTGCACGAAATCAATCGCCTATGATCAGAGTCTTAGACGAGTTTGCTTTTGGTATCCCTACAACAGTCATCGCACCTAAGAAGATCGAGACGCCATACATTCACACAATCTGTATCCCATCCAGATACTATCACGAGTTTGAAGTCAACGCCCTCTGGACAATCTACATGCTCATGGAGTATAATGGAGTCAAGTTACCCGAACTCCCATGATTCAACACGTATCGGAAGGTGCACCAGTTTACTGCTTCGATATTGATGGGACACTGTGCACTGAAATGATGGGTGACGTTGAGAACTCACAACCCATCGTTTCACGAATCAATGTTGTCAATGATCTGAAGATGAAAGGTGCTACGATCTACCTACAGACAGCACGAGGTATGGTCAAGGCGAACAACGATCAAGCACTCGCTGATAAAAACATGCGAGAACTTACCGAACGACAACTAAAAGAATGGGGTGTTGAGTACGATGCACTGTTTTTCGGTAAACCCCGTGCCATGAATTACATCGACGACAAGGGGTGGAATGATAGTGACTTTTTTCGTCAGTTTTAAATAGTAGCGTATATATCAGTACACCTATCACTACATTTAATATTATTAACTTTTATCGTTTTCTCGCGTAACCATTCGTAGGCAGTAATATACTCTTCATTTACAACCTGTTTATCTTCTTCACGAAGAAATCCTATCTCCAGGAGATCATTGTATAGATCTTCTGGAGATTTTAGTTGACTGAGACCTAGCATCTTTGCAGTCATAAATGCACGATCATCCTCAGGTAAGATGCTCCACGTATTTGTATACTCGAAGAACTTCTTCTGAGTGTCATTCAGATAGTCCCATCCCCATTTTAGATGACGAAGAATCTTTGTCTTACTTTGTGGAGACTCCTCAATAGTTTTTGTGCGGTAATATTCTAACCTGTCATATATGTGCACATGCTTACCAAGGAACTCAGCATAGTATATGTCAGTGCCGGGCCAAGGAATATAAACGTGCTCGGACTGTAAGAATAACCGTGACAAGATAAACTGTCTATTAACACGATCATTCATCTGGATGAACTCACTATCCTTAGGCAACTTTAAGTTCTTCCATTCTTTCCAGATGTCACATTCACGCCATGGCAATAAGAATCTAATAGGACGTGATGCCCAGTTGATAGCATCCTGAACATTTCTGTAATCAGCATCACGAATAGTAACCTGATCATCTCGTGGGATAAAGAATAACGAACCTTCAGGTTCATATGATTCTGTTGTTGCAACCTTGGCAAGATCCCATAGAAATGGACATGCACCATAATATGATTGCATCCTAGACTTCTCCAACTTCTTTGCGTGGTATTCACTCCACACATATACTTTGTTAGAGTTAAAACATTCTGGTTGTGTATACATCCAGTCGCGTCTACCTACAACCTCGCGACATACACCCGGAATAACACCATACAAAAAAGAGGCATCTGGTAAACCCAGATACCTCTGCATAGAATGATGCCACTTATCTGATTGATCGGCAAAAAACATTATGAAAGGTAATCAATAGATCTTAGAAATACCATCAGTGGTAGTTCTTGCGAATCCAACAGTATTAGTTTCTTCGACGAGAATAGTATCAACTTCTTCGTCTGTCAGTACACCTTTTTCTAGGAGGATCTGAATGAGACCCTCCGTAGAAACTTTAATCTCAGTTTTATTTACCGGGATCCATTTATTACTATCAGTGTACTCAGCAATCTCACCATACTCTCCTTCAAGAGCACGACGATAGATTTCCCGAGAATGTTCACTAACATCGGTTGGAGAAGCAGTGTATTGAATCCACTCCTCCTCGATGTCAATGAAATTCACATCAATATCAAGAACATTGTGTTCTTCATTTGCCCATTTGGGATTGCGAGCATCCATAATGGTATAATATGGAGATTCAGACATATTAAAAAATCAAAAAGTGATCAAGCGTAACGCAACCAAAGTGTAGCGGAGTATGCAACTGTGGTGTTAACTGTTAGTTCAGAAGCAACGTTAACAGAAGCAGTACCAGAGTTGATAGTACCACTGCCAAAGTTAGCAGACTTACCAGGAACAGAAACGTTACCTGTAACAGAACCTGAAACGTTACCCGTGGAGGCAGTGTTCTGAGAAACTGTGCCGGTGTTGACTAGAGCAGAACCCGAGTCATAACCCATACATCTCCAGTTACCCGAAGGGGTAGTAGAGTTATATAGTCTACCAGTTGCGTCCGAATAACGCAAGCTAGAACCTGCTAGGGTATCACCAGGGTTGTATGTGGTGTTACCTGACGACTGTTGCATGAAGGCATATGTGCCTACATCACCAACAGATGCGTTAGCGTTAATGCTTGCAGTAATAGAAACATTAGTGATGCCGCTGATACGCTGGTCAGCGTCTACAGTAACCTGTGCTACTTGGTTAGCGGATCCATAAGTTCCGGCGCTCGCATCAGTTGTGTTCGTTACATTCGAACCAGTACCGTATAGTGCCATTTTAAGTTAATCTCCTTCGTATATTTATGAGTTAGATCAAACTTCTTCCAACATGAAGCGGAATTTCTTCCCACTTCTTCTGTTGGTAATATATAGATGCTCCTCACCTTCTTCGATTAGGTAGGAACCCCAGGTGCCATCGACCGTATTTACACCCTTTGCTTCGTTGGATAGATCCAAGTCAGAACTGAAAACGTTAGCGAAACGTGTGCCAGAAGCACCAAGATCTAGAGTACCGTTTGCATTAGGAATGAGGTCCGTAGATAGAACACCATTAAATGCAACAGTATCACTCGAAGAATCGCCTAGTGTAACACTACCTGATGCAGATAGTGTAGTACACGAAACAGTGCCACCACTGATATTCTTTGTAATCGTGCTAGGTAGACGATCATCAGAAAGAGTACCAGACGCAATGTTAGAGGCATTGATAGCAGTGATGTCACTACCATTAAATGCTGGTGTAGAGTCAGTATCACCAAGAGATAGTGAAACACCACCGATGGAGATACTTGAGTTTGCTAGGTAAGCGTTAGCAATCGCAGTACCTTGCCAAGTACCAGAACTAATCGTGCCAACAGTTGTTAGCGACGAGTTAACAACACCAGAACCAAGTGTAGTAGCAGAAAGAACTGCGGTGTCAGCAATCTGGTAGGACTTGCCGCTTACAAGGTTAAAGTGCTCACTGGATTCCCAGTGATCGTTATCATTATACCAGAGAAGTGTATGATCTGTAGCACCCTTCAGGATAACACCACCAGCATTTGCGGTAGAATCGGATGGGGTGTCAACTGAACCTAGTTCAACAGTCTTATCATCTACAGTCAACGTGGTTGAGTTAATGACAGTCTGAGTACCATTAACGGTGAGGTTACCAGCAATAATAGCATTGCCAGAAACTGTTAGACCAGCACCGATAGTTGTCTCACCAGAGATGATAGCAGAACCAAATAGGTTAGCACCACTAGATGCAACGTTACCAGTTAGGTTACCAGTTACATTACCTACAACTGAACCAGTGTGTGTACCAGCAGTATCACCAGTTACGTTACCTACAACAGCACCAGTGTGTGTACCAGCACTATTACCTGTTAGGTTACCAGTTACATCACCTGTAACGTCGCCTGTAACATCACCAGTTACATTACCGGTTAGGTTACCAGTTACGTTACCTACAACAGCACCAGTGTGTGTACCAGCGGAGTCGCCAGTTAGATCACCAGTTACGTTACCAGTAACATTACCTGTTAGGTTACCAACAAAACCACCTGTGGAAGTAGTAATACCACTAGCACTAATGGTTGTTGCAGTAATACCATTTGTGTTGATGTCGATGTTACCGCCATCGACCGTTAGACTACCATTAACAGTTAGATCATCGTTAACAACAACGTTACCGTTACCATTACCCGAAAGTGCTAGGTTGCTGTTAGTTGTTCTTGAGATGAGACTGTTAGCAGCAACAGCAGATCCGAAGGTAATCGCGTTACCTGCCGAGTTGGTAATGTTAGTACCATCTTCGATCTGAAGTGTGCCTTTAACCTGAACGATACCAGTTCCAGTTGGATCTAGTTCTAGATCACCAGAACCAGAAGTCTGGAACACTAGGTTTTGGTTCTCGTCACAAGAAACGATGATGTTAGAAGAATCTTCCTGAAGAACCTTCTGTCCATTAACATATAGCGATCCAGGACCGATATATACGTCTCTCCAAACTCTCGTTGGGGATCCTAGATCAAAGGTGTCATCTTCTCTAGGAATGATGTGACCACTAACGTCAAGTGCGGTTGTCGATGCACCAGCACCAACGGATTGCATACCGCTGACGTTGACATTTTGGGTAACGACAAGATCCTTGGTTGTTGTTACTCCAGTGATCCTTTGATTAGTTGCTGTGGTCTCATCATAAGAGAGATCACCTGTCACATTAAGATTACCAGCAACCGTAAGGTCCTGGTACATTTCTACGTCTGCGGCAAAAGTAGATACGCCAACGTGGGAGGATAAACCTACGATTCGTTGTTGTACACCACCTGCTTTTGCCAGTTCTCTGGCTCTCGACATAATGGTAGGATATTTTTGACTACCCTATTATTTAGACTTCTGTCAGATTGATCTTGTATCGTTTTCCAGATAGATTGTTGATCATGTAGATTGTCTCAGCGCCCTCTTGTAGAGTCCAGTTACCTTCACTGCCATCAACGTCATTACCACCAGTTCCAGTGTTATTGAAGTGCATGTCAGCGGTGTAAACATTCGCCCAGCGGTTGTTGCTATCACCTAGATCGTACTGGTTATCAGCAGCAGGTTTCCACGAATATGCTGTGCCATGTCCAACGATAACATCTGGAGTTCCATATAGACCATTAGCAAGTGCATCTAGTACAGAAACAGTAGCAACACCAGTAACATTTAGAGTTGAACTCTGTTGGAATGATACTGTAGAAATGCCTGTAGAGTTGAATGTTCCAGTAACAGTGAGGTGCTCAGTATCAATGGTAGTGTTGCTTACATCACCATTAATGTTAGCGTCGATGGTATTTGCTGTGATAATACCAACAGATAGGTTTCTTGCCTCAACATCAATGAAAGTAGAAATACCACTGTTGGCAAAGAATCCATCTGCTCTGAACTCTAGTGCAGTTGCAAGACCAGCGGTAAGACGACCACCGTTAAGGATACTAACATCACCAGTTGTAGAAACTGTATCTACTTGAATACTGCCAATAGTAGCAATGCCAGTAACTTGAAGGTTACGATCTACATGTAGGTCTGTGAAGGTAGAAATACCAGCACCTTCAAACTGACCAACAAATGTAGTTGCTGTGAAAATACCAGCATGATTGGTGTAAGGAATCTGTTTTAGAGTTTCCTCGGCGTGAACATATAGTAGATCATCTGCCTCATTATATCTAAGAGCACCTGCAAATCCTTCTGCTGCAATCTCTTCAAGAGCTTCAGCAGAAGTTAGATCATTAGTGCGACTAGTAATGATATTGTTTCGCTTCTGCGAAATGATTTTACCACTTGCTGTAACGGTACTGGTACCAACCGCTCCAGAAGTAGCACCAAACTCCAACTCACCTTCAATCTTACCACCAAGTTCAAACTTGATAATATCTGGAGTAGATTCTGTAAGTGTGATACCAGAACCAACCCTGATGGATGAAATGCCCCCGAAGGCGAGTCCTCCTTCATCATTGTAGATGTCAAAGTTACCCGAAACATCGGTCAATGACTGTCCACTGCCAACAAATGCGGTTGCAGTTACAACACCAGCGCAAATAATGCCATTGGTAACACCAATGCCAAAAGGAAAACTTACCTTATCATCAGATACTCGGTTGACAATAGTATTTACACGGAGTTTTGACATTACAGGTCCTGGCGGATACTACTTCTTATTCTTAGTTATATTTATGGGTCACAAAGACTCCAAGTTTAGAATATCAACAGTGAAAATCTTACCATCACCGATGATTAGATCTCCGCCTAAGTTGATATCTAGTTCAGGATAGATTGTCCATGCTCTCATAGAGTCTGGCATGACTGCACTATCCAATGTGATAGTTTTAGATAAACCTACTCTGCTATTAAGGTATTCTATGATGCCTTCAGCACCAGGAATATTGGTACCAATACCAATATCATCTGTTGGGTCAACAATAATAGTGGCAATACCAACAGTTGCAGAACCCTGAACAATCTTAGATTGGATGGCGGTAACACCGACACCCTGAAAGTTCATGATGGTGATAGAACCAGCAAATCCAACTGGTGTTACACCTTCATCCTGAACTGTAATACCATCTACAGAACCTTGTGGTGTGATAGGACCCCAACGTCTTGTTCCATCAGCATCACCAAACAAAACATAATCGTTATTTGGTGATAGACCAAGGTTTGGTTCTGCTTCTGCCAGACCTAGAAAGGATTTTTGTGCACCATTAGTGTACTGATTGCGGGACGTTGATAGACCCGCAAAACTAGTAACTCCAACTCTACCGGATAGCAGTCTAGGCATTACTTCGCGTTCTCTAGGATACTAATAACACATTGCATAGTGTTGACAGTTTCACCTTTGATCTTGAGAATATCTCCAGTCTCAAGAACCAGACGACCTTCAATAAATGACATTGCGTCCTGACTAGGAATCTGTGCACGCTGAACAATAGGCGTATCAATAGAGTCCCTAGTATGTTCTACTGTGAACTCAGTCACAGATGTTCCAGTACCAACGTTAGCAACGTTGCCATAGATGATAAGAGCAGCAACACCCGGTGGGCAGGTGTAGATACCAACCGAAGTATTAGTCAGAGTATGAGTAATAGTTCGGAATTTATTAAGTGGAATCGCTGCCATTATTAACCTCCTCCAAGAGAAATGATTAGTGGTGTAAGTGTTGCCTGGATACTCTTGTTAAAAGCGTCTCCAGTAATAGTTCCTGTCTGCTGGTTAATGGTAAAATCATCACCGATCAAGAAGTTTCCTCGTTCATCGGTTGATGTATGAACTACCTTTCCTCCTTCCAGTGATAGAACCTGATTTTCAGGTCTAGTAATACCACCTTGGTTAGGTCTAGCAATCGCGATTGTTACACCAGTTCCGATATATTCAAACGAGTGTGAAGATGCAAGGATCAGAGACTGATTTGCAAACGGAACAGTTGATCCAACACCAACATTTGCAGGAATAACTTGGTCTACTGTAATAGTAGACACACCTGCAGTAGGGGTAGTGACACTATTTATAGTATAGTAAGTAGGACCTAGAACAGCACTTGCAAATGCTGTAGTTAGTCCTGATGTTGGTGGATCGATTGTTACTGTAACACTATCATCTTCACGATACTGTCTACCATTAGCAATCAAATCAATAGATGTAACTGATCCAAATCCAGAAACATTGGCAACAGCGTCTGCTTTAATACCACCTGGACCAGATGGATCGCTGATCGATACTTTTGGAGGATTCGCAGCAGTATAACCTGCACCAGCGTTAGTTACATCAACACGAATAACATTCTGGAATAGTTCTCCGACATAGAATACCTGACCAGAGAATGGTCTTTGTGTACCTAGACCAGAGACAGTAATAATGTTATCCTCTTCGACCATCTCAACGTTAAGTGATCCCGTATATGATACGGTACCAATACCTTGAGCAACTAGACCCTTATTACCAAACGAACTGTTAGAGTTTGTTAGGTCACACTGACCACCAGCACCACAGTAGATAGCAATATCATCACAGATCGTAAAGATCGAAACCAACTGAGCATAACCATTGTTGGTGATCGATACACCAATGCCGCCCTGATTGTACTGTGTGTAGGAGTCAACAACCATGGACTTAAGGTTTGCTGCCTTATTACCATCAATCTTCATACCAATAGAATCTGGTACGAAGTTTGTGCAGTTCCTAATATAAGGAGACTGAGTAATAAATCCAACATACTCAGAACCAATACCAGCAATACCTACATCAGCAGTGAATGATGTGGTAGTTGTAGCAGATACTGATACAAGTACACCTTCTAGTGGTTCGCCAACACGAGGATGACTATAAACTTTATTGTTATTATCAGACCTACATGTAAAGTCTAGACTTGCAGTTGCAAAACCAACCTGAGTAACACCTGCTTCGATACCATGGTCCTCAGGAACCGTGACAGTCATGATACCTGACTTCGGACCATAAACGGCGAAGGTAGGTGTTATCTTGGTATCCCAATCACCAACAGCAATAGCACCAGCGTCAGCACTAATAAAGGTATGAATATTTTCTCTTGGTTCATGGTATGCAATCATTGCACCCGTGCTAGCAGAACCAATAAACGATAGGTTCTGAACAAAGCAACCGTTATCTACCTGGAATAGATCTTTACCATCGTTAATCGGAATAACCTGAGTATTTCTTAGATCATCACCGTCAACGGTGGTGTTTCTAGGCATACTGATTGGGTTATCTTCACGATAAACACCAGGAGATACTTTAACTAGTTGTCCTTCAACTGCAACTGATAGTGCTGACTTGATAGTTCTCTTGGACTTGGCAAGTGTTAGACCATCTCTCAGATCATCACCATCTTCAGTAACGAAGATGACATTAAACTCTGATACACCAGCACCAACCCACTGAAGTTCACCTTCCTCGGTTGCAATCAGTGTGGACTTAGCAAGACCTACACCACCAAACGAGTCAAGGAATGTACCACCAATCTGTACAAAACCATTGGAACTATCACCTGCTGGTCTTTGTACTTGGAACAAATACTCTGGTTGTGTGGTACCAATACCTACACGATCATTATTATCATCATAATAGAACTCGTCTGCACCACCAAACTTGCCGTTTGCTTTTCTATACTGTACTTGGTGTGTTAGACCAGCAGCATTAGTTTCGATCTCAGCAAGATCAGTCCACGATATAGCAGTACCAACAGAAATAAGTGCCTGTTGGTTGTTACCAGCAACATCATTGGTGTCAAATAGACGACCTTTTATCCTAGCGTCTGTTGCAACATCTAAGTCATATACTGGTTGTGTAGAACCAACACCAACCTGACCAGCAGCAACAACACCATCAAAGTTTGCAGTTCCAGCAACATCAAGAACATAACCGGGGTTAGTTTTACCAACACCGGTCCTGCTCGTATCTGCTTCTACGTGAAGGGCTTCGTCTCCAACCTGGAGACCAATGTCAACATTAAACTTCTTATTGACAGATGCCATCCCTTAAGTCACTCCTACGTTATTGGTATTTATTGTTATCAGAAGATAACCATGAAGTGGAAAGCATTGTTTTGTTTATCGCCACCGTCACTTCGAATCTGGACAGTAAACTGATTAGTGCTCCTGTCGGTAATGTAGATCATATCATCATCACCTTCTGCAGTAGCAATAACTGTAAAGTCATTGTTTCCTGGTCCATTAGATAATGTGACTCGATATGTTCCTGTGCCTGTTCTGGCAGAGCTAGCAACATTTTGACCGTATGACAAACTACCACTGTTTCCAGTAATCCTACCAAAAGCACGAACACCAAAGACTGGTGCATTACCACTTTGACCAGAGATGTGCTCTGATCCTAAGAAGTTATTAGGAATGGAGATCTGACCACCAGTAACAACGATAGTAGTTCCATCACCTTCTAGTTCAGAAGGAATATCACTAATACGTGCAAGAGTATCAGAACCACCAGGAATATTGTGGTTGTTCAAACTAGATGCAGTAAGTGCACCTGTGCTCATGCTTCCAGATGATAGTGCACCGGAAATACTACCAGAAGCAGCACTGATTGCACCAGAAATGGTAGCAGAACCAGCACTAAGTGCACCAGTAATGGCAGCAGAACCAGCAGTGATTGCGTTTGTGATCGTGGCAGACAGTGCAGATAGTGCACCACTGAAGGTACCATCTACAGCAGTAATGTCACCAGTGAAGTCACCATCTACTGCATCAATATTACCACTGAAGTCACCATCATTAGCATTAACATCACCAGTGACTGTGATATTACCACCACCAGTGATATTGCTACCCACATTCAATGTAGTGCCAACGTCAACAGCACCAGTGGAGTCAAGAGTTGTTACATCTACATTTGTAAATGTGGAGATACCAGCGTTTAGATCATCAAACTTGTAACTATCACTGTATAGTGATTGTGAAACTGGAGCAAATCTTCTCCATCCTGTTGATGTCTTAACCCAACCAGCATTACTACCAGAAGTAGGAGTAACTTTGAACAGAATGTTGTTCTGACCATCAGACTCTGGAGGTGTATTCTGCGAGATGCCAACATAAACACTAGCACCAAGGTTACCACCACGGTTACCTCTTAGGAGGATGTCAATAACCTCAGTGTTACCGTTACTGTATAGGTTATTGTTAACAATCAGTTCATCTAGTTCTAGGAATGTAGCAACCTCTTCCTCTTCGATGAATGTCTCATCACCACCAAGGAACTCAACTTCACCAGTAGAAACATCGATTCTAGTCTGTCCGATGTAGTAATCACCCACATCATCCATACCAGTGTATGCAACTAGACCACCTCTAGTTTGTACTGACTGAGATAGAAGTTTCTGCTCGTCGGTTAGGATTCTATCCTGTGTCTGCGGCATTGCAGTAGAATAGTTACCTGGACCAAATCCGACATATTCAAATGTATGACCGGAACCACGGAGGATAGAATATCTTCTAGTCTCTGTAGGGATAACCTTAATCTTCTTAACAGCAACACCATTATCATGTGCAACAGCATTAGTTCCCATTGCACCACGAATAACAGTGGTGGCATTAGTATTTGAGACTCTAATAATCTCATCACCAATCAACAGGAAGTCACCCCTGTTGATCATAGAACTATCTTCTAGTGCGATGGTTGTTGATGTTGCTGTAAATCCAGAAGTGTTGAGATAAGTATGAGCACCACCATAAATGTGGACGAGTCTATCTTCGCCACGGCGTGCAATACCATCAGAATATGCACTAACTGTACCTGCCATTGCTGGAGCAGGAATGACACCAGGGAATCCAACAAAGACTGACAGTTCTTGACCAGTACCAATACGATCTTGGATGTAATGTGTGCCGTTATAGACAGCAGAATCACCAGTACAACCTTCGATAACAATAAAGTCTCCTTTATCGAATCCGAGATCTTTCTCAATGATGACTGTTGCAATACCTGTTAGGGCATCACATGCAATAGAAGTTACTCCGGTAGAAATACCAGCATGATAGACATAACCACCAGATTGTGCTACTGCATCGACTGCATCACCAGTGTAGGTAATCTCTTTGGAACTTGGAATCGCTGTGATCTTGAATAGACCATTATAGGATTCACTACCAACACCAACAATCTGAACAACATCACCGATTCTATTGTCAATCTCACTTACAGTGATACTTGCTTCAGTAGGACTACCTTGATCTGGGATACCTCTGATTGTCAGAATATCATTGATGCTGTAGTTAGAACCATGATCAACAATCGAAACAGATGCTACCTGACCAGAAGCATTGATGGTAACATTAGCAGTAGCACCCTTACCAGCACCACCTTCTAGTTGTACGTTAAAGTAGTTCTCAGTAATACCAGAACCAGATCCTAGATTAGATCCATTCGAAGAAAGTGTGAATGCCTTAATACCATTAAGGTTGTGGTCTACCAGTGTATTGATAGTCAAATCTGTGCCACTTACACTAGCACCAGTAATACCAATACCAACACCGAGTTCTTCAATCAAGGACTCAATGTTTTCTCTAGAGGTAGAGTTCTTTGGATCACTTGGTTCTACAACACCAATATCATCTCTTTGTGCATAAGATTTAGTTGGTGCTGGATCATCAACAGGATTATCTCTATCAATCCTTGGGAACAAGTATCCAGTCTTGACAGAGAACTTGTTGTTATCTACGTTGAAAGGTGTTACCTCTGGTTGTGCAACATATCCCTTGAGTAGAAGATCATAAACACCATCTTGGATGTCCTTCTTATACTCTTGGATATCATAAGCATTGAAGATCTGGAAGTCATTATCTACCCCACGCTTCACAAAGTATGGGATGCTGGTTCTACCAGAACCAACAATAGATGCATCATTCCTTGTATATGGAGTGGTGCCAGTGATTGTAGAGATACCACCTGGATCAGTGTTGATACCAATAGTGAATGTCTTACTATCAGTAACGCCTAGAACGTTAAACTTACCATTGAATCCGGTGTTATCTGTACCAGACTCATTGTTATCAGACTTTAGACGATAGACCTGTACTTGATGACCAACCTTCAGTCTATGTGGATTCTGACAAGTAACTACACCAACGTTAGAACTCCATGATGCATTGATAATAGCACCATCTGCTCTCATATCGAGTTCAGATGTTAGACTGGTATTATCATTCTGATAGTTGGTATCATCAATGATAGAACCTGTCTGCTGCAGAGTGAATCCATTCTGCGGTGGTGATGCCAATGGCGTAGACTTAGGAATAACAAGTCTAGGCATGTAGACCTTGTTTCTGTTAAGTCTGGTGTCTGGTTTTCTGGTTAGAGTTGATACTCTTGTCTTAGGAACAAGTGATCCCTGGTTAGAAACAATCGCTGCTCGTAGTGAGTTACCTGCACCAACATTGACGTACCAACCATCAGCATCAAACTGTACTGGGTGACCTGGATCACCAGCAACTTTGTCAGATACAGCAGAAATAATCCTTAGACTGCCACCAATGTTGTTGATACCAACAAGGCTAGCATTAGACAATGCATTAGTCTCAGTGGTTGCAATCCTGATCTGGTCTGCATTTAGAGAATCAGTAATGGCATAGTACAGTCTATTGTGATCTAGACCATCAGGGAGAGAACCATCATCAGAGATGATTCTGATCGACTCACCTGGCAAGAAACTATGTTCTTCCTGTAGAGTAAATGTATTACCTGTGATAGAGTTGATGCCAGATGTTCTACCAACTTTGATCTCTTTAATAGCAGATACTCTGCGGTCTGGATCATTGAAAGGAACCGGCATTAGAATGTCGGCATCATAAACAAGACTCTCGATGTTGACCGAGATCTTATCACCAACCTTAGCACCTAGTTTATACTTATTGATGGTGGTTTCTGGAACATTGGTGATCTGTTCAAACCCATCAATGTATAGTTTAGTGTCTGTGCTTGCAGTAGCAGTTTTTACTGTGGCAATAGACTTAAAGTTGATCGTCTGATCATTCTTACTGATACGCTCAGGTGGTTTAATCGATGTGATATATGCAGTATCATCCTTAGTAAATGCTTCAGGACGGAAACCATCAGACTCAAACGATTTAGCACCAAAGTTAGAGTTAGAGTTGGTGATAGACATATCACCACCTGCCTCAGACAGGAAGTGCTGAGCATATCCGATAGCGAATACCGAAACTGCCTGAATGATGGCGTTGTTTGCAACACGGACGTGGAAGTTCTCCCAGTCGGGTTTGTGACGCGCTAAACTGTCCGTGTGTAGGGATACACTAGTACCTAGGGTTGCTTGATCCTCCCAGACGCCTGTAGTGGGGTTATACTTAACGTATGCGTCGTCATCCTTGTTCAGGGAGACACCAGTGAACTGGGCAACAACCATGGACTTAAATCCAGTTGCCTTATCACCATCACAATCCATGCCGCTAAGACCGAATACAGATCTTACCGAACAGTTGAAAATATATGGAGAAGCAGACTGAACACTATCACTTTCAATCGTTACAAATGCTTGCTTACCTACAAGACTTGGAGTTGATGTAGATACTGGTGGATTGGATAGTGCGTATGTAAACTTGGTTGAGGAAGGAACAGATGTAACGAGGAAACTTCCATCATACTCCGCATTATCAACACCAAAGATAAGAATAGGTGTCGCTACTTCTAGTTGGTGTGGAGTGCTAGTTTCTACCGTAACGATAGAAGTTGCAGTAGGATCTGTTGGGTTCAATCCAGAGTATAGATCGGTGATCTGGATGTCACCAATCTGGGAGATAGCACCAACGATTCTACATTCGTCGATGGTCTTCTCAAAGTCTGTATTTGCAGGATAGTTTGGTAGTGCACGACCAGAACTTGCACCATAAGCTTGAGTAAGCTTATAGTAATACATGTCTAGGTCAGTATTACCCTTACCTGTGATTTCATTGACACCATCAGCATACCTGAAGCAGGTTAGTTTGTGGTGTGAGAAGTCTGGTTTGAATGTGCTTACAGTATAATCCTTGTAAACACGATCGTTAGGATCTCCATCAAAGAATGTAAATCCAAAGAACCAACATGCACCAGTAACACGGAAGATCGTGCTAGGTTTGATGCTATCATTCAGTGGGTTTGGAACAAACTTAGGACGGATCTTTGTCTTTCTTAGATCCTGACCAACGATGGATGTACCACGAGGCAGAATAACACCACCATCAACAGAGTTGAAGTGATGTAATACATTATTTGGATTATTGATATCAAAGTTAGTACCAGCAGAAAACTGGTCAATGGTTTTTACCGTACCATTTACGTCAGTAATATTTCCACTTGTGTCGATTGCATAACCTGGACGGTTATCAATGTAGTGCACACCTGGAGACACCAGGATTGTAGTTTTGTCAAATTTATCGTTATCTTTACCAATCTGGTACGAAAATCTCGCAGACTCGATCAGCGCACGCTGAATCGTCTTGAAAGGACGTGCTCTGGAGTTACCAGTATTACTAATATCGTCGGTTGCATCTAGTTCAAGGGGGTTGACATAGATGACATTTCCTTGAACATTCTTGAGAAAGTTCTCTAGTCTACTCAGCGGCATAGCCTATAAATACCAACACCTATTTCAATGTATTTATACCATGGCTATTGGTCCGAAGACTGAAGCACTGATTGAAACTTACCGCGAAGATATTAAAAATAAGCGTACTAATATTGAACAGATCAATGAGACCAAGAAGGGATATGATGTCAAAGATAGTGAAGGAAACTCCCTTGCCAGGATTGAAAATTTAGACGTTGTAATCGATAGATATAGTCCAGCAACTAAAGGTCTTGACACAGAAGTTCTAAGAATCAACGGACTGATTCAAGATCTTCAAACACAGATTTTAAATGTATATACTGGTGCAGCAGCAGTTGGATGTGCAACGTATGCTGGCGATGATGAAACACCAGTGGTTGTGATTGTGCAGGATCAAGTTAGAAGATATAACTGGTCTTTCTCTGGTGATAATCCGTTCGCAGAATCAAACAGTGTGATGACAAGTAGTCACATTGGTATGGGAACATACACGGGTATTACTACCACTGGAATCGGAACATTCTATTTTCTTAGAACAACCGGATTGGGTGATGATGAGAACACTGAATGCTCTGGATATGCATCATCAGTCACCTCATTGGAATCACAAATCGTGACATTGAGAGCACAAAGAGATCCTATCCAACAGGCAGTCAATAACCTGAAGCAAGATCGTGCTGAATATGAACTTCAACGATATGGATATGATAACGCTATTAGTCAGTTAAATGAAGAGATTGATGAGAAAGAACAAGCAATCGTAGACTTACAAAACTCTGACTATACTGGTTTTTACTTGGAGTGATCTTCTTCCACTTTAGGTGGGATCATAGGATCTTTTTCGCCACGTACAATGGCACAAGCTCTGACGTAGAAGTAGGAATCAGTTTTATTCGCATTTTCCAATGCTTCCTTTACTCTTTGCCAGTTCTCTATAGTATGCTTGTCCATTAGAGTTACTAGAAGTGACTAGTAACTATTTACGCTTTGGGTTTCTCTTGCGTTTTAGTTTATGTTTTGGATCCCAGTCAAACTTGGTAGCATCATCAGACATAGCTTTACACCGTCTGACATGAGACCCGAACTCGATCCTATTGTGGGAGATATGACCGCACAGAGGACAACGTATTTGTTTTTTTGGTTCCTCAGATCCCCGAGACATAGACGACCTCTGTGCTATCTTCGTTGTCACGAACAACCTCCAGTACGCTCATGAACTGATCAATAGTATCACAAAGGATCTCACGACAAGACCCTTTGTCACCGTACATGGCAAAGGTACGGCTCAAAATGTCCACCTCAATCAGATTGACTGTTTCTTCTTGCTTTGGACGACGCATTAGGGGTGCTTGCCTTGGAAGTATTTATTTTAGCAGGTGCTGGTTCAGGAGTCAAGCTCTCAGCAGTAACGGTGTAGTATGCCCTCAGAGACCCGCCAGCACCGCTACGGATGATGGCACGGGTTCCCCACTCAATACGGTCCACATACAGTTCCTGCGCCGTTCCCACCGCAGTCAACTGGACATTGATAGTCTCAACCTTGATCTTGCCTTTCCATTCTTCAGGAAACTCAATGATGCCGTCTACTGTGACGACTCCAGACGCTGTAAGCATGATTCTAAATGTTCAATACGTGTGTTTTGTTCTTTGATTGCTTCGACTAAGAGTGCTACAAGGTTTTCGTACTTGACACCCTTGACTTCCATACGTTTGCCGTCGTTTCCGTCAATCGTACTATCTATAACAACTTCAGGAACGACTTTTTCGACTTCTTGTGCAATGAAACCTATTTGTGTGCCTGGATAGTTGCGTTTTTGATCCCAGTGTGTCCAATCAAAAGTAACACCCTGGAGTGCCAATACTTTACTCAGAGAACTGGTAAGAGGTTTGACATTAGTCTTCAGTCTAGCATCAGAATGACTGTGTAGAAATGCTAGTGGTGTGCCGTTAAACTTCCAGAAACCTACCAGATCACCTGATGGCGATGGAAGTGTTTGTTTCAGTGCTGCTGTAGTGTTCTTAGGTTCTGCTGCTGTCTTACCACCTACCTCAACTGCCTTGCCAACACGACTGAACAAACCAATCATGTTCTTGATACCAATCGCATTCCATAAACCAGTGTTATTAGAAACACCGAAGAAGTTGCTCAGACCAAGGTTATTCATATAACCGGTGTGCTGTGTGCCACCAGTTACATCTAGACCAAGTGTTGGAATACCTGGAGAAAATGGTGGAATAGCAGGACCGATATTTACAACAGCACGGGCAAATCCGATGTTAGTGGGAGCACCAAAAAATGCTGTACCTGATACTGCTAACGTGCCATCAAATGGGATCTTACCATTCAATGTCAGTAGAGACTGATCAGTCTTGAGTGGAATGGTAGGACCAATGTATACTTTTTGTGAAGAAATCTCTGGTGCTTCCATTATACTCCTAATACGATGTTGCTGATTAGACTTTCAACCAGATCGTTGACACTTGTGGGGATCAACTTAGTTTTTTTCTCAAAGATAACAACAGGAGAACCTGATAGGATATTCCATCCTGTTGAGTGTGATAGTAAGGTTTGAGATGCCGTTGTTGTCACATTGGTTCCAATAAGAACTAGATTATTATCTGCATCCAAACGGATGTTCTTCTTGGAGTTCATAACAATACCGTTATCAGCAGATGTCGTCTCCATTACAATAGAGTCTGCCTTTACGCTAAACTTACCTCCACAGTTGATATTAAGATCCCCATCGGAATAGATGTTGAGTGGACCCTCACCCTGTGTAATGATGTTAGATCCTTTCTTGTTACTTACTGCACGCAGTTCCCATCCACCATCTTCGAAAATGCGAAGACTGGAACCAGATCCACCAGCAAGTTGAACATGCTTTCTTCTGTTAGTCTTTAGATCCTTATTGTCAACTCCAATATGGAGAAAACCTGCTTCAGGATCACTTATAGTTACTGGTACTTTGTCTGTCATCTAGCAACACAATCCACGACACGAATCAACTTAGCATTAGAAGGTATTGTTCTCTTCTTAACCTTGCTTACACGGGTAAACTTCAATACTGGTCTGATGAATGCACCATTACCAGTTGACGTATTTATCGTTAGATCTGGGATGGTATCTATACCAAATCCACCAGACTTGACTGTACCACCAACGATTTCACCATCTTCTGTCAACACTGGTGCAATCACGATAGGTTCTCCATCAGGACCAGTTCCTGTAATAGTATCACCATCACTATATCCAGTACCAGGAGAGATAACTGAAATATCATCTACCTCACCAATCGTATCATTACCATCAGTATCAGAAGATCCACCAGTAGATTCCTCTGGTAGTTGAGTACCTGGAGCTGGTAGATAACCATTACCAGGGTCATCAATAATGATATTAACTACCCTTCCATCTTCCACTACAGGTGTTGCTGTAGCACCCCTACCATTTCCACAAGAGTCAACAATCGATACGAATGGGTTACTACTATAACCCACACCAAAGTCTGTCATATCAACACCGACAACATTACCGAAACTATTAACAACGGCGTTTGCAGCAGCACCTAGACCACCACCACCGAAGATCTCGATAGTTGGTGGTCCACATTCCAATACATATGGGTTACATCCACCAGCAAGTGCCTGTGCTGCTTCACCACCAGCTGCAATATCTGCTTCAGATTCACCAAACCAACTGCCGATAGTATTTTGAACGTCCTCGTTAAGGTTTGATAGTTTACCTGATGCATTAAGTGCATTCTGGAAGTTTGCAACATCCTTTTTAACTGGTCCGAAGTTAGTTGCCCAGTCATATGGTTCTGGTGGACAGATGTCACCTTCACAAGACAAGATCTTGAGTCCTGCCTGTGCATATCCTACTGCCTTATCAACATAACTCATAAACGTTCCAATACCACCAACAATATCATTGATTGCACCCATGGCAGGACCAATCGCTTTTAGAATCTGGTTAGTGATATTGTTGATCAAACCACCGATGAATCCTTCTGCAGCACATAGTGGTAGGTTTGCAAACTTGCCGATCATCTGTGTAAGGAAGTCGGAAACAAAGTTTGTAATGCCTTTGATTATATTCTCGATCACACAAAAGATAGTATCAACCGCCTTCTTGATAGCAATATCTTTGAGGAAACTTTCTGGTACTAGGAAGTCAATGATACTCTCAACAATCTTATAGATCTCTTCAAACAAAAACTTACGAGCAAGTCTAAACAAACTTGCAAATGCTCCAGAGATAATACTAGATGCTTGTCGGATTAGTGCAGGAATATCTGAAATAAGTCCTAGAACTGGATCAATATAACCAGATTTAAACTCTTTGAGTCCGTTAGTAACCTCAACAAATGATGCAAGAACTCTTGCAACATCGGACATGAATCCCTGTCCTGCCTTACATTCCTTGGCAACCGAGACTACAATCGGTTTCTCATCCTGAACTGACTGTCTTGATTCTCCACCGTCAGGAGTTTCACCTCTTTGTGGTCGTGTGACCCCGTTGTTTCTTGTTTTACCACCGTCTGTTCTACTATTTCCAGCACTAAGTCTTAAAGTCTCTGGATTATCAATAGGTTTAAAGAACGATCCACCTTTCTTAAGAACTTCTTCCCAAGCAACTGCATTCTCTTCATTCTGACCACTAAACAATGAACCCCAAATGATTGGGATCTGACCATCCTCACCGTCTAACCAAAATCCTACTACAGTTTCACCACCACGAAGGGCAAAACTTGTACCACCAAACTGCTTACCACTTCCAAATACTGATGGTGTAAGGAAGTGTGCCCAAGGCAACTCCTCGTCTTTTACTTCTATACCAGGAGGATGTGCTCCCAAGATACGAACCTTTGCACGATATCCATACTTAATACTAAAATCACGCCAAGATTCATCAGTGGTTACTTGACCAATAAACCACTGAAGTCCGTCTTTTCCTACAAAATTTACCTTGGGAAACGTTTGATCAAGCATCGCGTTCTTGGGAAGTCTTCCAGAAGTATTCTGATTGATCGCCTAGACCATCTTGTCTATGCCCAGACTCAACCTCATAGATTCTGGTAGATACCTTGAAGTCAGGCATCTTAGGTTCTGCTGGTGTCAAACTATTGTCATAGATTCGCATCCTATTGTTAGGATACAAAGCAAACTGACCATTCTCTAGTTCGATTAGGTTGTGTGACTTGTGTTCTGCTGGTGTTTCAGCAGTGCTATAGTCAATCACATCCGGATCATGATGATAGTTATCTAGGGTACAGATGTATGTGCCCTTAATATGACCAAAATCCCTAGTATATATCTCGTAATCAGCAGAACCTGTGATTTGTTTGGTGATTGCCGTTACACCATAGTCCATACAGTTCCAGAACTGTAGGTTAGGTAGATCTAGATCAGGACTAGGTAACTCTGGTTTAGAAACAAACGCACTGATTGGTAGTTTATCATACATTGCCGCATACTCAGGCAAGTATGTCTCAAAATAAAAAGCACGTCCGGGTACAGACTTTGCCGTAACCCAGACGCCTTCCACAAACTCTCCGTGTCCGTCTTGGTGATCTCTCAAATACTCCTTGCGGACATAAACGTGTTCACTGGGGAGGTTGCAAATAAGTGTGCTCATTTAGTCTTCATAGATACGACACTCGTCGGCGTCGGGATTAGAGTCGCAGTATAGTTCTAGTGGTGTGGGATCGTGATGATCACCATCTGCGATTTCTTTTGCGTGGTTTTTTGCGTAGGCTTCTAGCTCTTCTAGTTCCCCCTCAATGTGTCTGCGCTGTTGCGCTGATGTCATTGGGTTTGCAAGGATCTCGCGATCCTTCTCAATGTGAGTTTCAATGTCTTTCATGATAGCTCTCTGTAGGAATCTCTAACCAAGCTCAAAGCAGTCACATCAGCGTCAGCACCCGAAAACTTGTGGGACAATGATCTAATCATGTAGAATCCGGAACTTGGATTCTTGCCCAGATCTGCTTTTTGTGTATTTATCTTAGGAACTTCGCACTGTACCATTTGCCCAGCACGTAATGCTAGGTTCATTGGTACAGTGATCTCTAGTGACTGTGAAAATAGAGAAGAGTACCTTGCTGCTGCTTGTGATTGATAGAATGGTTGATCTTGTGGTGATGTTAAATCACCTTTATCGGCAATACATCCGGCATCAAGGATGGATAACATTCTGCGGGATGGACGATCAATATAATTCTCTGGGATATTTGCCTCATCATTAGAGATAGAGATCATGTTCTCCTTTACAGTCTTACGGTAATCATAAAGATGTTCCGTAACACCACGAGTATTGATGTCAAAGTACATGTTAGCACTCTTATACGCTCCGCGCCTTAACTTGTTCAGCAAATCATGACTTGAGGACCATGCTGGCGGAGAAGTCATACGGAAACTATTTCTAGGATCTAGACCATCCGTTGACTGCGAATAGTAGAAGAATGGTACATCCTCAGTGTTAGACAAAATGGTATCGATTGCCCTAAAGTTATATCCATCCATAGTCTCATAAAACAGGAATCCAGCACTACCAGTTGTTAACGAACTGCTACCAGTTCTAGCCTTAGAACATAACCAAGTACAAGTGAATAGTGGTTTCCTGTAGTTGCCCATGAAATCATATTCATTGGCACTGTCCTCAACCATAACGATTCGATCATCAGAAACCAGGAGTTCCTGCTTCAGAATCTTTTTGATACTATTTGAGATCTTACCTTTATATTTTCTAGAGACTCTAACCATATGGTTATCGAATGCTCCAGCAGTCTCACATACTAGAGTATACTGTTCTCGCTTTGCTGAGTTTACTTGTCCTTTAATATCACTAATGATTAGTGGAAACTCTTCGTACCTAAACTCACCACTTGGATGGGTAATAGTAATGTATAACTTCGATCCTGCCCTGATTGGTAGTTGATTAAGGAATCCATAGGTATCCTGAATGTCAACTTCTAAGTGGACACTAGAATCTGTTACGTTCTCATAGAAAGCAATGAGACCGGATTGTGGTGCAAGAGATTGTCTACGTTCCCCATCAGGTGACTCTACAACCAGACGAGTAATCTTATGTCCAGCTAGATTTTGCGACATTAACCGAACCTAGACGCCTGAAGCATTTGGGTGTATTTATCAGCAACCTCAGAGGGATCAATATTGACAAATGCAATGCTATCACCACCAGTAGGTCCACCACCGTTAATGATAGTATTGTTACTGTCAAACAGGATTGAAGACTGATCACCATACTTTTTCACGTTTTTGATTTGTTGTTTTAGTGACGGTCTCTTAGGATTCAACAAATCCTGAATATTTTGACCAGGATATTCTTGCCTCAATCTACCTTCAACTCCTCTTAAAGGTTCATTTGAAAGAACATTACCATCGTTAAACTTAGTAACCTCGGGTCGCTGTTGTGGACCTTGTTCTGGTTTCACACCACCTGTTGGTCTTCTACCCATCAGGTCACGAACAAACTCTGTATTTTTCGCGTCAAGATTTTGCATGTCTCGCATAGCATCCTGCTGTGCTCTTCTTGCAGCATCGTCAGAACCACGAAGATCCCTAGGAGTGTTTTGTTGGAATGTTTTGTCTATTTCTACTCGTCTTTGTGGTAGTTTCTTTTGTATAGGGTTAGTGGGTCTTGGTGTAACAGGAGTTTTAGGAGTTGTGACTTTTGGTGGTGGTGTAATAATGACAGGACTACCAGGTCTTGCCAATGGTGGTTTCACAATAGGCGGTCTCATGCCTTTACCACGCCCAATACCCATGGCAACGCCCTGGATTATAGCTTCGATTAGTGGACGGAACGTTGGATCGATATTAAAATTTTCAAGTAGTTTATCTGTCGCATCTGGTTGTTCATAATATCTCTCATAAAGGTTTACCATACCTTCATCATCCAAGGCAAATCTTCTTAAGACACCATCAAGAAATCCAGTTCTTGGTGTAGTTGGTCTTATACCTCCTGTGCTAGCATCATCAATGTCAAGTTCTTCTTCTATTTCATCACAACCACATGCCTCAGAAAGACCGTTTACATATGCGGCAAACTTATTGATGACACGATCAAACTTATCTAAAGATCCTGAGAATAATGTTGGAGCACCAACTATAACTCTACGCTCTTCTTCTTTTCTTCTTTCATCTACACCAGTTACTTTATCTGATATAGCGCCGCCGAGCATACCACCCAGCAAACTACCGGCAACGAATCCTACACCAGGGATCGGTATTAGCGCCTGACCGATGACACCACCCGCGATTGCTCCAGCAGTGCCCGCAGCAGTGCCTGAAATCGCCTGTGTTTGCGTCTGACCTTCTCCACGACGCCCAGCATAGTCCAGACCAGCAAACAGCAGTTGCAGCGGTCCTGCTCCTCCTCTGATTCGTCCACCAAAGCGTCCAAGGCGTCCAAGGCGTCCTAGACCCCTTGTAGGACGCACTACAGGAGGTGCTGAACCCTTTGGTGGTTTAAGACCACGCAGACCCCTTGCAAGACCACCTAACCCAAGGGCACCCAGTACACCTTGAAAGATTCCATTATCCTTATCTTCTTTCTTCTGTAAGGATTGTAGGAGTGACTTATATGTAAGTTTTTTCTCCTCTAGTAACTTTTTCTTGAGGACCAAGATCCGTCTAGAAGCAGCAGACTCCACATCTGCCGAAGTGCCAAACAGTTTACTGACACTAAGAGACTTAGTTTGAATCTTTGTGCTTACTTTTAGGATCTTGTTAAAGTTCATCCTACACCTAGGATAGCGTTAGAGGTAAAATGATCAAAACTACCACTAAATTTCGAAGAAGCAACGATATCAGGTGAACGTGGACCAGCTTTCTTTGGGCTCACAACTTTAGTTTGCCCAGGAAGTTGCAATACAATAGGATCACCAGATCCAGTTGCTTGACCATCCATGGCATTATCAAAAGAATCCACAATATTCTGAAGATTATTTAATGGAGTCTCGACTGGACGCATTGCGACGGCACTCGAAAGAGGATCACCAACACTACCTCTATCACCCAGATCAACCTTATCAATCTGATTTAGTCTTCTTTCAACAGCATCTGAGAACTTAGTGATTGGAGTATTAAATCCATCACGGAATACTTCTCCTCTTTCAATGAGTCTTTGAAGATTACCTTCACCGAGTTGTCCGGCACCAAGCATCTTAACACGCTCGACAGGACCCATTTGACGATATTTTGGAGACAACTTCAACATCTGACGATGCATGTATAAAGTTCTACCCATGTAGATCCTTTCTTGCAACTCTGGATTGTTGAGATACTCTTGAGTTGTAGGAGGAGTTATGCCAATAATCCTAGATGCTGAGTCAATCTCTGGTCGTCCCATTTGATATCGACCAGCAAAAGCCATGCTAGATCCACCCATCTGGTTGTATCGAGCACCTTCAACATCAGCAACACCTTGTTTTAGTGCATTGTATTGTTCCTGAGTGATGCCAAGTTCTTCTAGTGATGTTTTTTCGTCTACAAACGGAACTTGTGGAGTGCTTTGAGAAATCTGATAAGGAGTACCTATCTGTCTCCCTGTTAAATCAGCATTCTCGTCGTTGAGTTTATCTGCACTTTCTTTCTTATTGATCGGAATGAATCGATCAAGGATTGCACTGAACTTGTCAATCAATCCATTAAATCGTTCAACATCTGGTTCTGCAATAAGTGATTGACCTGTTTCTCTTCTTGTTAGTTCTGTTAGTCTGTCTTCTGCTGCATCAGCAGGAGCACCACCTAGGGCAAGTCCCCCAAGCAATGCAGTCGCACCTAAAGCGACACCAGCTCTACCACGAAGTCGCGGCAATTTCATTTTGGATCTCCCAATATTGTTGGTGGTCCCTGTCAATGGTGTGGGATTTGCACCAACGTTTTGTTTTGCACCCCCCATTATACCACGTAATCCCAATGCGCCCAACCCAAAACCAGCACCCTTTTCCAGAATCTCTGGTGCCATCGACAAACCAGCAACACCCAGGTTTTGGAATCCTTGCCCAACCTTACCTTCACTGAAGGATTTAAATGCTGCTGCTCCTGCAATCAGGGCAATTTTAGATCTTAAATCAAACAATCCTACACGGAGATTCTTAACTTCTTCCTCTTCATCCTTGATAAGTTTCTTTTCCTTATCAAATAGTTCTTTCTTAGCTTTAATGTCTAGGGCAACTCTTTTTTCGATTGCTTCTAGATTGCCATTAACTTTCTCCATCTCTAAGACGACCCTACCAATCTCACGGATCGTCTTAGGAGATACTTCTTCTGACTCTTTCTTCTTTATACCTTCTAACTTTTCTGCAGCAAGCGACATCCTCTTACGAAGAGGAAGAATAGCACGTTCCTGGCGTTCAGGATCCGCCATCGGAAACAGTTTAGATTTTGGAATTACATCCCCAGTAATCCTAGGCATTTTGTGCTTGCGCTACTTCCAGACGTTGTTTCTCAAGGTAGTTCATAAGATAGTTAATGTAAATCTGCCGCTCCCAGGGCATGAGATTTTCAATCTCTGTCAAACTCCAGTTATGATACTGTAGGAGAGCAAAGTTAGTCTCGAAGTATTCATCAAGACTATTATGATATAGCATTACGCGAAAAAACTAGACAAACCCTCAACAACAATCACAGATTCAACCCCAGTATTAGGGTTAGTAATGCTAGTTGTATAAGACAGTTTAGGCATTGTTGCAAAGAAGTTTTCAACTTCCTTAAACTGTGCTGAGTTTAGTTGCTCGATAAAAGAAGTCAACTCTTTATCGGTACAATCACTTGCAGACCAGGACTCGTCTTTAGTATAGATCTGATCGATACATGCAACAACAGATTTAAATGCTTGATCGATTACTTCTTTATCAGTCTCTTTAGAGATTGCAAAGTTATTATCGATAAACTGCTGCATTGATGGATATTTGAACTGAATGAACAGTCCTTCACCAAGATCAATGGTATCAGTATGACCTTCTGGGATGATCAACTCAACATCAGAAATGTTGATCTTAATAGGAACTTGAGTTTCACCATCATCCTGACAAACTGCAATAAGTTCTACAGATTCGCCAACAGATTTTCCTCGGATGTTCAGGAAAAGATACTCTAGTTCGAACGTAGGAAGTTCATCAACCTTGACACCACGAGATAAAATGCATGACTTAAGTACATCTTTAATCGCAGAGTTAATCTGCTTTTTATCACCACTTTCTAGAGCAATCAGAAGAACTTTTTCTTCCTTAACGAGAAATGGTCTGTACTTAATATTCTTGCCTGTAGACAAGAGTTTCAACTCATATGAAGGTGTAGAAACCTTTGGTAGTGGCATAATATTTAACGTCAGTGATATATTTATAGGTTAGTCTGAGCCTTATATCTTCGAGTAACATAGAAGTCATAGGCGAAGGTAACTGTTGTTTTTAACAGTGCCGCATCTCCATATTCAAGCGGTGCAGACACGATATTCGTCGGGAAAGCATTCTTGATAAAATATGTCATCGTAGATGGAGTAGAAGACTCCGCAGCATTAATACTAATCTCCTTAAGTCGATCTCCCCTATTCAAGTATTCGTTAGGAAAAACAGAAACCTGCATCTCACACTTATACTCCTCAGGGTATCTCATTCTACGATATGCTGCAGCATCATTGAGCGATGAGGTAATATATGCATTACCGTCATCAATACTATTGCCCACCGTAGTTTTATTACTAAAGTTTACTGGTGAGATGAAATCCATCCAACCATCAAATACTGCATTAGTATAGTAATCTTTTTGAGTATAGTATGTCAGATTGATCTGTGGATGTGCTCTGTATGTTGCATATGAAGTCTTTACACCTTGACGGAGACCAGAAATCTCCTGTGTTTCAATAGAGGATCCTGGCAATACTGCCTCACTACAAAATAGCGAAAGATACGACCCAATATCTCCACCACTCTCGAATCCTTGCTTTTTAATATGCTCCACTAACTTTCCATTAGCGGTATTAAACTTAACATAAACATCATACGTATTAGTATACGCTGGAATGATATTTCCAATACCACCTTCAGTCCCGCCGCTAAGCAGAACCTCCGTGGGTAGTCTATATCTACCAGAGTTCATGATGTTTGGGACGTTGTTCTCCGCTGACATCTAAATAGTCGATATTTATATACTATGTATGTCATACAAGGGGAAGTTTAAACCGTCTCACCCCCAAAAATACAAAGGTGATCCTACGGGCATTGTTTATCGATCTCTATGGGAACTTAAGTTTATGAGATATTGTGACTTGAATGAACGTATTCTAAAGTGGTCATCTGAAGAGATTGTCATACCGTATAAGTCTCCCATAGATAATAAGTACCATAGATATTTCCCAGATTTTTACATCAAATATGCTGATAGAAGTGGGAAAGTGAAAGAAAGTTTGATAGAAATCAAACCGGCGAAACAAGTAAAAGAACCACGAAAACAGAAAACACGGACTAAGCAATACGTTGCTGAGGTCTACGAATACGCCAAGAACCAGGCAAAGTGGAAAGCAGCAAAAGACTACTGCGAAGATAGATTATGGGAGTTTCAAATCTTCACCGAAAAAGAACTTGGAATTTAAATCCCAACTACCAGAATCAGAGATGACATCCGACATCACAGTCGGTAATCTTATGATGTTTAGATACGAAGCAAAAACTGCTCAAGAACTTCCATATTACGACAAATCTCCTTTAGTCGTCATGGTTCTCGAAGAGAACGAGGTCTTCTTCGGTACCAATATACATTACTATAAACCAAAGGATCGCGTAGGAATCATAGAGTATATCCGGGAGATCAAGGAGTCCGGAGTCGGAGATTACAAAGGGTTCCTCTTCGGGTCGGCGGGGTTCCATAAATACTTGAAATCTAATGTTAGAAGTTTGTTTTTAGACGTGGCAGCATCAGAATGGGAAAAAGCGGCACTGCTGCCCGCTGAAGAGTTTGTAAGAAATCTAGGGGGTGCAGAAATCTCCATCAGTGGTAGGAGCATCTACAAATGAACACTTTCATTCAAAATAGACCCTATCAAAAGTTTCAGTTTGAATATAGGGGAAGAAAGTATAGTGGATTCTATCGTCTTACCACTAAAGACTTTTTAAGACCATTTGCCATCTTCGACGATAGCACGCCCGCTAATGTCTTTGAACCTAGCGATGCCAAGTTTAAAGAACTTGCAAAATCCAGTGGTTACCTACAGGATTTTCAGATAAGTCTATCAATGTTAAAGGCACAAGTCAACAGCCTAGGACTAGCAACCGAAGCAAACCAGTACGCTAATCAATCTGGTCAAGGTGCAGTTTGGACTGCAACTGTACCTTATATTCCCGGAACTCCACAAGCTCCGAACTTTACTCCACCTGCTCCGCTTGCAACTCAGAAGAGAGAACCAATTGCCACGATGGCTTTGGGAGGATTTGATCCAAAACGAGTTATCAGTTCAGCGCCTGCACTACCGGATTTTGATAAAGCAAAAGCGTTAAAATATCCGATTGATGCCTACAATCAACCCCAGTTTTCTCAAGATCATATGATCATTGAGATGTTTAGTTATAGTCCTCCACAAGAGAACATGTTTGGATCAGCAACTGGTCGTGGTAGTAATGTTTCTTCAGGATTTCTAATTAACGGTCTTCGAAGGAATAATAATATCTCAGAGTTTCGTGGACTAGTAAAACTACCAATCCCAAATCAGCTCGCCTTCACAAACGGAGTGAACTGGGGTGCAGATAGTGCGAACGCTTTTACTGCTGCTGCCTTTAACACTGCAACCAATGCGGCACAACCGCTTCTACAGGGTAACTTTTTCGGTGCAACAAAGGAACTGGCGAACGATCTACTTAGCGGTGCTGCTAGTATCCTTGGTACGACAGGTACAACTGGTGGAACAGGAACACTATTAACAGCACTTGCTGCAAAATATGGTCTAGGTAAAATTGGCATTAACGTTGATCCTAACCAGTTTATTGCTCGTGCATCTGGTAATGCAATCAACCCAAACTTAGAACTTCTATTCAATGGTCCTAAACTAAGAGATTTTGAGTTTAACTTTGAGTTTGCTCCAAATGGTGAAGCAGAAGCAACAGAAGTTAGAAGAATCATGAGATTTTTCAGACGTGGAATGATGCCAAGAAGAGGAGAAAATAACGATCTAATCTTCCTCGGTTCTCCTGATGTGTTCCGGATTCGTTATAGAACTGGAAATGAACGCATTCGTGGTCTAAATATATTCAAAATTTGTGCATTAACCGAGTGCACGGTTAACTTTGCTCCACAAGGGGAGTATCAGTCATATAAAGATTCGAAGGCAGGATCTCAACCCGTTTTGTCATCAATGACACTCAATTTTACGGAGTTAACACCAATCTTTGCTCAAGATTATGATGCGGATGATGGTAAGGATCCATCACTCCAAGATATGTTCCAAGATTTTGGTAGCCCAGTCAAAGGTATAGAACCTCTAAACAGCGAAGACATCGGATTCTAATGGCATACTTCGACCAGTTTTCAGATCTACTGCTCCAGTCGTTTACCGACAGTCGTACTTCCAGCACCGATTACGTAAAAGTCAAAAATATCTTCCGTCGTGCTAAGATTCGGGAAGATCTATTTCGTAATGCTCTTACTTTTGGTCAGTTTACGATTGTAGGTGATGATAGACCAGATACCGTTGCTGAAAAAATGTATGGAAGGGCAGATTTAGACTGGGTAATCCTATTATCTAATAATATTCTAGATGTTCGAAATGAATGGCCTGTTACACAGGGAGATTTTTATGAATATCTCTCTGCTAAGTATACTGAGAAAGAACTGACAGAAGTGCATCATTGGGAAACTCGCGAAATCAAAGATCCTGGTGGAGATCTACTTTTGACTGGTGGGATGATAGTTGATGAAAACTTCGCATTTTCGTATACTTACGATAATATCCGAATTTCGCTTGCAGGTGCTGGTTTGGTAAAATCGGTATCTAACCTAGATTACGAAATTGCTCTAAATGACAAAAAACGCACGATTTTTGTTTTAAGGAAAGAATACCTACAAACGGTTATAGACGATTTGCGAGAAATCATGACATATACCGATAGTTCTCAGTTTATCGATAAACGCACTAAAAAAGGAGTCAACTTGAGGATTTTGTCCCCTCGTTGACCCCTGTAGGAAAAAATTGCCGGGATTTTTTTCCGGCAATTTATGAAACTAAAAGTCGATTTTGCTCACTCTTCAGCAAGTCTTTGGAAGTATGACAGTGCATCGTCATCATCACTGGAGTTGCTAGGAGTGATGTCGGGTGCATTGAAACCCTTGTCAACCACACGCTCCTCTTCACGCTGTTGTTGGCGTGACTTCATCACAACCTCTTCCTGCTCATCAAAGGTGTCAGGATCAACACGACGACTGGTAGCACTGGGGTTCAGCACAGCGTTCATACGCT